GTTGACAACTGGCGGTAATGATGTTATACTTGTAGTATGACATTTACTACACACCAAAGTCAAATTCGTACAATCAAACAAGACGATCCCCGTTTTCGTATTGTTGACAAATTTACAACCTGTGGTAGAGCAGGATTTGAAATTTCAAAACAGTGCCCACGAGAGTACGGATTGATGTTATCCGAATGTATCGATCGCGGATGGATCAAACCTGTGGCCTATATGACAGAACGTGAACTCGTTTTTTCAGGACTGAGCCGTTGATATGGATATTCCCTACACCGATCAAGAATGTCGAACAAAACTACAAGACCTCTACGAAGGTCGTACTTTAGTTATTCCAGCCGATCTCGATCATGCTTATCAAATGTTGAATCTATCATTGATGTATATTAGAGACGACCAACAACGAGTAATGAGTTATTTAAAACAGGATATTGTAAATGGTTAAACGCATAGGCTTTGCCTGCAAATGGATCAATGATCCTTCCGAAGTCGACGGCATGAAAATCAACGCTCGAGACCGTGATCTTAACACAGGGTCAACCACAGTGGCTTGGCTGAATCGTCAAGAGCCTAAAGTAGCAGAACAAAAACTGTGGGACTTAATGGTTAGAAATATTGAATCAATTCATAAACTAGTAGAAAGAGTAGGTACATTAGATGACGAACTTCGTATGGTACGCCTTGGCAGTGATATTCTTCCCGTCTATACTCAGCATGATTGGAGCTGGTTTTGGCGTCAAGCTGATGTACGTAGTTACGCCGAAAAACATTTTGCTGAAGTGGGAAATTTGGCTAGAAGTCGTAACGTTCGTCTTAGTTTTCATCCTGGGCAGTTTACTGTTTTGGCATCTGACAGCCCTGATATTGTTCAGCGTTCTATAGAGGAGTTTGAATATCATGTGGACATGGCTCGTTGGATGGGGTATGGTAAAACGTTTCAAGATTTTAAGATCAATGTTCATATCGCTGGCCGACAAGGCCCATCCGGTATCCGTAGTGCTTTGGCACGGATGACACCCGAAGCTAGGAACTGTCTTACCATCGAGAACGACGAAATGACCTGGGGCATAGAGCACAGCATTGAACTGGTCAAAGACTGTGCATTGGTCTTAGACATACACCACCATTGGATTAAAACTGGAGAATACATTGAACCTACTGACGACCGTGTTAAAAGGGTTATTGATAGCTGGCGTGGTCAGCGCCCTGTTATACATTATAGTGTATCACGGGAAGACTGTCTTATTGGCCATTCCAGACACATCCGCCCCGATCTTCCGTCCCTCTTAGAACAAGGCTACAAAAAAGCCAAGCTGAGAGCGCATAGTGGCTTTTATTGGAATACCGCAGTTAATTCTTGGGCACTGACACACCGGTCGTGGGCAGACATCATGTGCGAGAGCAAGGCCAAAAACTTGGCCTCATTCGCTCTGCACGAACAAGATCTAGCTATTAAGAAGTCTTCGGCTTGCGAGGAGTCTTCGACACTGCTGCTTTCTTAATCGGAGTAGTTTTAGCTGGTGCTCGTTTGACCTTAGCCTTAGCTACAGCCTTTGCTTTGTTTTCTGCGGTGACTTCAGCAGTGGCTTTGGCTATTTCGACTGACGCTTCAACAACTGGAGTTTCTACCTTATAAGGCGCTTCAACTAAAGTTTCGACTGGCTTAACTCCGAATAGTTTTTTCAATAATCCTAGCATATTAAAATCTCCTTGTAGGTTATTTATACGGTAAATACTCGTATGGCATACAATTTTATACAAAAATTCATAGTTGAGGGTCGCAAAGACAAACTAATTCAACTGACCTTACCCTATGCCAAGGATGAACTTGCACCGGTAAAAAGTAAAGAAACCATAGAATATCACTATGGTACCCTGTATCAGGGATATGTTGATCGCTACAACAAAGGTGAAGGCGACGATGATTTCAATGAAGCAGGTGCGTTTTTACACAATATCTATTTTGGTCAACTACAAAAACCAGAGGGATCCAACAGACCCTATGATGCTATTTTACAGTTTATAGAAAAACATTTTGATACTTTTGACCGTTTCAAAGAAGAATTTGAAAAAACAGCCATGAAAATACAGGGTAGTGGATGGGCATACTTGGCTCGTGATGGCAAGATCAAAACTATTGTCAATCACGAAATCAAGAATGACATAGTGCTGTTAATTGATTGGTGGGAGCATGCCTGGGCCTTAGATTATCAGGCAGACAAAAAAAGCTATTTAAAAAACATATGGCGAATTATAGACTGGAGAGTGATAAATGGCGTACTCGGACAAAGTAATTGACCACTACGAGAATCCTCGTAATGTAGGCAGTTTCTCAAAGGATGATCCCGAAGTAGGCACAGGCATGGTTGGTGCTCCTGCCTGCGGAGATGTTATGAAATTACAAATAAAGGTGGATAATGATACCGGTATTATTACAGATGCAAAATTTAAAACGTATGGCTGCGGATCGGCTATCGCAAGCTCGAGCCTTGTTACAGAATGGGTCAAAGGAAAAACACTCGACCAAGCAGGATCAATCAGAAACTTCCAAATCGCCGAAGAACTAGCCCTACCTCCAGTTAAGATACATTGTTCAATCCTAGCAGAAGATGCTATCAAAGCCGCCGTAAAAGACTATCGAGATCGACATGATTTCACTAACTGAGCTTGCTGCATCTAAGGTCAAACAAAATCTAAAACGTAGAGACAAAGGTGTAGGTATCCGAGTTGGTGTGAAAACCACAGGTTGTTCGGGATTGGCCTATATCATAGAGTATGTCGATACCCCAACTGTAGAAGACGTTAGTTTTGTGAGTCACGGAGTACATGTTTTTGTAGATCCTAAAAGTCTAGTATATCTCAACGGATTAAAAATGGATTGGGTTCGCAATGGACTTAACGAAGGCTTTGACTTTCAAAACCCTCAAGAACGTGATCGCTGCGGTTGCGGCGAATCATTTAGAATTTAGAAACAGGCAAATCCACACTAGCAGGCATATTCCATATCTGTTTCTGCTCAACTCCCTTGCGCTGAGCAAATCGTTTGGCATCACAAGACCCACAACAATGAAAGAAATTGTTGCTGAGTCGTTTCTTATCCATGTGTTTGAGATCTCGTTCAAACATCGAATCACAGGCATCGCACCTTAACACTGCCACAGTCTTTTTTCTAGTATAGTTGTGTGTTGTCCCACACTTACTGACTCTAACATATTGATTTAATTGTGTTTGTATTTTTAAGAACATAGTTTATTTACATCCGGCTTATAAAACTTTGGGCTAAATATTACAGCATTTGCTCAATCTAGGATTCTAACCATGGCAAGAAAGACTATTGATATCGGCGCAGTTGGCAATGACGGCACCGGCGACAGTATAAGAGATTCATTCCGTAAAGTCAATGACAACTTTAGAGAACTTTACAGCTCGCTAGGACTCGGCGAAAGATTAAAATTCACAGGACTGGAAGATGCTCCAGCTACCTATGTAGGACAGAATGATGCTACCACAGGAAACACTCCGGTGGTCACTGTCAACAACACAGAATCGGGACTGGCTTTCAAACAGCTGATAGCAGGTAACGGTATCAGTTTAGATTTTACCACAAATCCCAATCAGATCGCTATCAATTCTGATTTTGCTGAAATTGTAGCAGATCCCACACCTCAACTAGGTGGTGACCTATCTATGCGTTCTGGTGGTAATCAATTCCGTATAATTGATGCTGGCACTACAATTAGTCCACTTGCACCTATTTTCAAACACGAGCTTGTCAACAAAAATTACGCAGATTCTAAGATTGCCAGAGCAGGTGTTAATGCTATAGATCCTACCACAGGCAACGTTGACGAGTCGTTCGGCAGAATGAGTGGACCGCTGATATTGTCACGTTCACCGGAACCAGATGACGACACAGTTTACGGTGGATTAATTGCAGCCACAAAATCATACGTAGATAGTTCTGCATTTGGATCTAGTGTGAATCTATATGTAGCACTTAGTGGATCGGACGATCGTCCTGGAGTTTCGCCAGCACTGCAAGGCCGTGCGTTGGCCTATGCTTATCGAACACTGGAAGCAGCATTAAAACGTGCTGAAGAATTGGTTTTAGAAGCAAGACCTATTATCGGCCCATATGAAAAGACTCTGACTTTCAATAATGGTGTGTCAGAATGTTCATTGACCGCTATTGAAGAATCACCTACTTCGGGTACAGGCTTTGCAGGAGCCATACGCATGAGTGTAGACACAGTGACACTAACATCAGTGGGCACAAACTACTATACCGGCGATATTCTAGAACTAGTAGGTGGTACTGTGCCTGGTGGTGGAGGCAAGTGTTTTATCGAAGTGCTGTCTACATTAACCACTCCCGGGGCTATTGTTACTTTTAAAATTGTATCCACAGGTGTGTATCAAGGATCATTGCCCGGCAGCAGTAATGTAGCCACTGTGATATCCAGCAGTGCTGCACCTGTGGGCATCGGAGCTATTGGTGTAGGGGCGCAGTTTAATGTCACTTACAAAGTGGGATCTGTAAGTATTACCAACGGTGGCTCTGGATACAGTTTGGTTTCGGTGAGAATCACCGGTGGCGGTGGCACAGGTGCATTTGGTACCGCAGTGGTCACCGCTGGTGTGATCACTAGTATCACTATCACAGACAAAGGTTCAGGATTTACCAGTTTGCCAACTTTCCAGGTAGATCTTCCAAGATTCCTTATCTATACCGCAGGCCAACGCACTGACTTCACTGGCGATGTTACTACTTCCACACCCGAGGCCATACGAGGCAGAGATATCAGAGAAGGCCTGTTTATCAGAGGCAAGACCAGTGATGCGCTTGCACAGATTGTTGCACATTCGGGCGCACTAGACAGTGGCGGTAATGAAATATTCGATGTGGACATAATCTATGGCACATTCCAAATAGGTGAATCGATCACCTATGGCGACATTGCTAGAAACATACAGATTTCTGTGCTAGTAGAAAGCGGTGAATACTACGAAAACTATCCTTTGAAAGTTCCTGCCAATGTCTCCGTGGTCGGAGATGAATTCCGCAGAGTGATATTCCGTCCACGTCCAGGTACCTCTAGTTCG